TATACGAACACAACAATAAAAGAATGCAAGATTGGTTCGATAACCTATTTGCTAAACCAGACTTTAAAAACAGAGCGAATACGAGTGCATTTATTAAATCTAAACTAAAATACTTACCAGAAGATACTCTAGTAAAGATAGCAGCACAGATAGATGCTATGATAAAAGATGAAGTATTTTTAGATGAAAGTGAATGGGAGTACTAAAAAAATATAAAAAAAAGTATTATATTATTGATTAATCAAGTTTTTTCAAGTTGGCTAGAAAGATAATAAGTACTTACATAGAGCGACCTAAAAAGAAAAGACCAGGAGTTCATAGTAAGAATGCAAGTAAAGGTCAGTCAGGCTGGAAAAAGAAATACAGAGGTCAAGGTAAAAAAAGATAATTATGAGTTGGGGTGGTAAAAGAGAAGGTTCAGGTAGAAAGTCTAAGGCAGATGAGTTACAGCTATTAGACAAGTTATCACCTATGGAAGATTTATTTATCCAAGTATTACACGATGGGTTAAAGAAAGGTGACTATAAGTTTGCGCAACTATTTGCTAATTATTATTATGGTAAACCTAGAGAAACACAAGATATAACCCTAAACCAAGATACACCTTTATTTGAAGTAGTCGTAAAAGATAATGAACCAAGTACAGACTAATGTTGTATTTAATCACGCTTATAACTTTCACAGGTCAGATAAGAAGATACTAATAGAACAAGGTGGTTCTAGATCAGGTAAAACATTTAACATACTTATCTGGATAATATTTGACTACTGTTTCCAGAACAAGAATAATATAATAACTATTTGTCGTAAAACATTTCCATCGCTTAGAGGTACAGTTATGCGTGACTTCTTAGATATACTAAAAGAGTATAATCTATATAGCGAAAAGGATCATAATAAAAGTAATAGCGAATACTATTTAAACAACAATACTATAGAGTTCATATCACTAGATCAACCAGCTAAGATACGTGGTAGAAAAAGAAACTTATTATTTGTTAACGAGTGTAATGAAATAGATTGGGATAGCTGGCAACAATTAATATTTCGTACGGAAGGGCAAATTTTAATCGACTACAATCCAAGCGAAAGCAATCACTGGATATATGATAAAGTAGAAACAAGAGATGATGCTATATTCTATAAGACTACATATAAAGACAATCCATTCATAGATAAAACACTTGTAAAAGAATTAGAAAGACTAAAAGAAACAGATGATGAATATTGGCAAGTATTTGGTCTAGGTGAGAGAGCATTATCCAGAACACAAATATTTAGCTTTGTAACTATAAATAAAATACCAGAAGATGCTAAGTTCTTATCTATAGGTATGGACTTTGGTTATACTAATGATCCTACCTGTGCAGTAGAAGTATATCAGAAAGATCACAGCTTATACATAAATGAATTACTTTATAGAACTATGATGACTACTGCAGACATACATAGATTCTTTCTAGAGCATAATAAAGACAATAAGCTATGTTTTGGTGATTCAGCAGAAGTTCGTTTAATAGATGAGCTTAGAAGAATGGGAAACAATATAAGACCAAGTGTTAAAGGGCAGAATAGTATAATGGCTGGTATAGATCTGTTAAAGCGATACAAACTACATATAACAGAAACATCTGTAAATGCTATAAGAGAGTTTAGAGATTATAGGTGGAAAAAAGATAAAGCTAATAGATTAACTAATATACCTAATGAAGGTGCAGATCATTTACCTGATGCTACAAGGTATGCTACCTATAGTTTAATGAGTAAGCCTAACTATGGTAAATATGCTATTAGATAAAAAAGTTATCAAAAAATTTTGATAATTAAAATAATAGTTGTATATTAGCTTCATAATTAATAAATAATAATATGAAAAAAATATATAATATAAACATAAGTAAAAATAAAAATGGTACAAGTTATTCTATTACTTGTTCTGAATTAAGAATTGGTGTAACAGTGCATCACCACAATTTAGAATCTTATTTAAAAGAATTAAGAAGATTTTTAAGAGTAAGTTTAAGAGATTGTGAATATAAAGCTATCTTTTCAAGCTATCTAGATTTCTTTGGATATAAAAGGAATTCTTTTAGTATGACTAATAAATAAAACAAACACAGGTGCTGATAACCCAGATAGGAACCTAGGCTGAAAGGGCAGCACCTTTTTTAAAAATACTTATTAAATAATTTTGATAACTAAAATATAGTTATTAACTTAGTGATATGAAACAGACATTATTAAACATATCTTATATAGCAGTTATATTTATAGCTGTAATATTATTCTTGTTATTTGAAAACTTTATAACTAACCTGTAATGGATACAAAATCATACAGAGATACTATGATAGCATTAAATCAAGTATTTGGTCAATATGATTTAGATTTCGTTAAAAGTCTAGATATATCACAGCTAGAAGATTTATTTATACAAGATGCATTTAGCGATCCGTATAAACATAATCATTATGAATTACATAAAGACAATGTAAACTTTAAAATAATAAAAGAACAACTTACATCTACGTAATTCTTTTTCTATAAGAGTATTTTTTTCATATTAATTGGTTGTTAGGGAGTTTGTAGATGGCTCCCTTTTTTTGTGAAAAAAACTTAACTTTGTTATTATATTATTATGAAACTTTCTATCAACGTACCAACAGAGTTAAATGAACTTACATTAGGTCAGTATCAGAAGTTTATTAAAATACAAAAAGATAATGGCGATGGTACTTTTGTAGCACAGAAGATGATAGAGATATTTTGTGGTATAGATCTGAAAGATACATTTAAAATAAAGATAACAGACATAAACGAAATAGTTAAGATAATTAACGAGCTGTTAGATATAAAGCCAGAGTTAATAAACAAATTTACATTAGGTGATCAAGAGTATGGTTTTATACCAGTGCTAGAAGATATATCATTAGGTGAGTATATAGATATAGAAAACTTTATGCAAGACTGGGAAGAAATGCACAAAGCTATGAATGTATTATATAGACCTATAAAACAAAAATATAAAGACAAATATGATATAATAGACTATGATGCTAAAGAAAGCGATATAATGAAAGATATGCCTTTAGATGTAGCATTTAGTTCAGTGGTTTTTTTTTACAATTTAGGAATCGAGTTGTCGAGCAATATGATGGATTATTTAACACAGGACCAGCTGAACAGCCTTATGGAAGATCAGCACAGTTCTCTAAAAGATGGGGGTGGTATTCAGCAATTTACGAACTCGCTCAAGGACGTATTACAGAATTCGAAAATATCACTAAAGAAAGATTATTAAAATCATTAAATATATTATTATATATTAAAGAGAAAAACGAAGTAGAACAAGCAGAATTAAAAAGAAATGCCAGCAAACGTAGCCATTAGATCATATTACTTATTAAGCGAAGCGCTTGAAAGCTCACTACTAAACAACAATATAACTAAGACAGTTACAATAGGTGATATATCAGATGTAGACTTAGGTAAGCAAACTATATTTCCATTAGCACATTTTATTGTAAACAATGTAGTGTCTACACAACAAACACTAGTATATAATATTACAGTGCTTGTTATGGATATAAAAGATACTAGCAAGTCAGAAGAAACAGATAAGTTTAGAAAAAACACAGACGAACAAGACATATTAAACACACAGTTAGGCGTATTAAATTTATTAATGCAAAAATTAAGAAGCGGTGATTTGCACACTACAGGATATAGGTTAACCAATGATCCTACTTGTGAACCATTTGTAGATAGGTTTGAAAATAACTTAGCAGGGTGGAATGCAGATTTAGAAATAGAATTACCTAATGATCAGTATATATGTTAGTATTTTCAGATAAGTTTAATGCAAGACTAGAGCAGTTCTTTAAAGCTGTTAAGAAACAAGCTAGGCAAAATCTTAGCAAGGGTACTAAACTACAGCGTAAGAAAAGACCTATAAACAACACTAAAAAACTTTATAATAGTATTCAGTATAAAAAGCTATTTGAAAAGAAAAATGGTATTGCATATGGTTTATTTATGGAGGACTATGGTGATTATATTGATAAAGGTGTAAAGGGTACTAAAAGTAATTATAGAGTTAATAAGAATACACCTTATAGTTTTAAAACTAAAATGCCTTATTCAGAAGCATTAGAAAATTGGGCAAAAGCAAGAAACATAAGGTTTAGAAATGCACAAGGGCAATTTACTAAAGGTAATTACAAACAAATAGGTTTTGTATTAGCTAGAAGTATTTATGAAAAAGGTATAAGAGCTAACAATTTTTTTACAATACCATTTGTTAATGAGTTTAAGAAATTACCGCAAGACCTACAAGACATATTTAGTGATGATATGATAATTGAAATGATAGATAGTATGATAGAAGCAGATTTAATTAAAAAAACAT